GCTGCCCAGACCTCCTACGGTTCGGGTCCGCTTGAGCAGTTCCGCATGGATGCCCCCGAGATGTTCGGTGGTGTGCAGGCCGAGCGGTACATGTCGCCGTACATGCAGAAGGTCCTCGACGTCCAAAAGCGTGAAGCCATTTCGGACGCCAAGAAGGCCCAGATCAACCAAGACCTCGGCGCTGCGCGGCAGGGCACCTACGGCGGCTCGCGCCAGCTTCTTGCTGCGATGGAGCGCGAGAAGGCCCTTGGCCAGCAGCTTGGTGACATTCAGGCTCGTGGCCTGCAGGCGGCGTACGAGAGCGCCCAGCAGCAGTTCGAGCGTGATCGTGGCGCTGGTATGCAGGCCGGGCAGCAGAACCTGCAGGCGGCACTCCAGCAGCAACAGCTTGGGGTTAGCACGGGGCTGCAGGCGGCACTGGCCAACCTGTCGAACGCCCAGCAGGCTAACGTCAACAACCAAGCGATGCAGTTCCAAGCGCAGGGTATGAGCGCCGAGAACGCCATGCGCGCCGCGCTGGCCAACCAGCAGACTGGCCTCCAGACCGGACAGCAGAACCTGCAAGCCCAGCTTGGGGTGCAGGAGCTTGGCGCGCAGCAGGCCATGCAGACGGCGATGGCCAACCTGTCGAACGAGCAGCAGGCCCGCGTGAACAACCAGTCGATGGAGTTCCAAGCGCAGGGCATGAACGCCGAGCAGGCGATGCGCGCTGCGCTGGCCAATCAGGGTGTGGACGTCACCCGCCTGCAGGCCAACCTCCAGTCGCAGCTTGGGACGCAGGAACTCGGCGCACAGCAGAACCTGCAGGTCGCCATGCAGAACCTGTCGAACGAGCAGCAGGCGCGGGTCAACAACCAAGCGCAGGCGTTCCAAGCACAGGGGATGAACGCGGAAAACGCGCTTCGTGCCGCCCTTGCCAATCAGGGTGTGGACGTCACGCGGGCACAGGCCAATCAGCAGGCGCAGCTTGGGGTGCAGCAGCTTGGCTCCCAGCAGGGGCTGCAGGCGGCGCTGGCCAACCTTGATGCCCGGTCGCAGGCTAACGTCCAGAACCTCGCTGCCCAGTTGCAGACGCAAGGTCTCAACTCCGAGCAGGCGCTGCGCGCCGCGCTGGCCAATCAGCAGATGGGCTACAACGTCAATAACGCGAACCTGCAGTCGCTGCTCCAGACCCAACAGCTTGGGGCGCAAACGGGCCTGCAGGCCCTTCTTGCCAACCAGCAAGCCAACCTCGAAGCGCAGCGGTTGGGTGAGCAGTCGCGCCAGTTCGGTGCACAGAACTACCTCGCCGGGATGGGCCAGCTTGGCCAGTTCGGTCAGACGCTCACCAATCTTGGTCAGGCACGGCAGAACGCGGACATCCAGCGGCTTGGGTTCCAGCAGGGTGTCGGTGCCGAACAGCAGGGTCTCGAACAGCGGTACCTCGATACCGACTACGCCGACTTCCTGCGTCAGCGCGACTACGACATGGAGCGGCTGGGGTACTTCTCGAACCTCATGCGCGGCATCCCGGTCGGTCTGTCGAGTACGACAACTTCTTATGCCCCGCCGCCGTCGATGCTCTCGCAGGTGGCTGGTGCCGGTCTCGGCGCAGCGGGTCTCTACAACATGTACAGGGGCGGGTAATCCATGCTGGACCTTGACTACAAGGAAGTCGCAGAGAAGTACGGCGGCAACAAGCAGAAGATCGCGCAGGCGGCTGCACTCGGTGCGCTCGGCCCGGAAGGTCCGCTGCTCGCCGTCACGGCTGGCATGTACATCGACCGCATGCGCGCAGCGCAGATGCAGGAGCAGGTTCCTCAACAGACGGTAGCAGAGCAGGTGCTGGCACCCCCGGCACCCGTTCCCCCGCAGATGCCGCAGGGCGGTCTCGGTGCGCCCGGCATGGCTCCTCCGCTTCCCCAAGGTGCACCCCCAATGGGTGCGCCTCCGGCCCCCGCCCCGGCTCAACCCCCGATGGGGATGGCCGAAGGTGGCTTCCTACCTCCCTATGCTTCGGGTGGACTTACCGATCTCCCACTCCCGGACGGTATGTTCGACGAACCCGGCAACGGTGGGTTTAGTGATGGCTACGCGGGCGGGGGCCTTGTGGCGTTTGCGTCCGCTGGTCCGGTCGAAGAGGAAGACATTTCGGAGACCTTCTACGGGTACAACTACAAAGACCCGCTGGCGAACCTCGTCATCCGCGACCAACTGTTCGGCACGCCGCAGACCAAGTACGCGGACGAGATGGAGCAGGAGTTCCTGCGTCGTCGCGGTGAGGAGTACAAGAAGACGCAGCGCCGCAAGGACATTGGGCAACTCATGGCCGAAGCCGGGTTCGGTATGATGGCGGGTAACTCACCCTTCGCGCTACAGAACATCGGTGCTGCCGCGCTGCCCGCCATCTCGAACGCTACCGAGCGTGCCCGTGAGCGCCGTGCTGAAGAACGCGAAATCCAAAAGGGCCTTCTGGATATTGAAGCAGGTCGTAACACCGCAGCGGCCCAGCGCGCCACGCAGGCGCTCGAAATGCAGGGTATGGCGGTCAAGGGCTACGAAGCCGAGACCGGACGCAAGTTCGAAAGCGCAGAAAAGCAGAAGGATCGCGACCTGCGGCGCTGGGAAGTCGGCGTCAACGAAGCGGGCGCAAATCGCCGTGCTGCTATGGCTGCTTCCCGTGGGGGTGACGGTGACGGCACGCCCAAAATGAACATGGCTACCGATAATGTGGTCGTGAAGGGGCCGGGCAACCGTGATGTAGTCGTACAGCGCATGCGTGTGACGGCGCGGGGCACCAACCAGTACGGTTATATGTTCCCCGAACTGGGCGATGCGGTTATCAACCCGGCGCATGGCAGCTACGCTATCGGCGTGCGTAATGCGATGCTCTTCGCGCGGCAACGTGGGATCGGGATGGGTGTATCTGACACGGGGCGCTTGCAGTTTGTAGCCCCGGGCGGCAAAACTTTCACGATCACCGACAACAAACTTCGTCGGTTCAACGAAATGGGTGTACGGTACGATCCGGCGAAGTTCGATGGCCAACTTAAACCCATTAAAGAATAGCCGTACGGAGTAACGGATGTCCATCTACGGACCGCGCAAATCCCGAAACAGCTTCTTCGGTTCGAGCGGTGGCAGCAGTGTCATTTTCGCTCCGCGCGGGTATTACGTCGATGAAGATGGGCAGATAAAGCCGGAAAAGCCGCAGCCACCCAAGCCGAAGGAGCCGGACGACAAACCCGCGCTCACGCCTGCGCAAGAAGCTGCCCTCAAGCGGCGTAAGGAAGAGCGTGGGTACATCGGCCAGTTCTTCGACTGGATTACGGGGAACGAGCCGGAAGCTCCCAAGGCGTATAGCCCAAAGGAACTGCGCGCCCGGCAGGGTGAGATTACCGGACAGCGTGACCGACTGCTCAAGCAGGCGGCAGAGTTTGACCGTATGGCCAAACAGGCGGCTACCAGCGGGTATCAGAACCCCAACGCCCCCGACCGCGCTCTAGGCTTTATCCAGCGGGCCGAACGTGCCCGTGCCGAAGCTGCGGCCCTTGGTAACGAACTGCAGTCGATCACCAAGACGGGTGTGGCTGTCCCCAAGGCGAGCATCGTCCGTGAAACGGCGGGGGCACTCCCCCGCGCGGTGACCGCTGTTGCAGGTATCCCCGGTTTCGGCGCGGAACTGCTTGGTAGCGGCATGTCTGCAATCGGCGTCCCCGGTGCCGAAGCCGTGCGCGACCTCGGCATCTCACAACAGGAAGCAGTCAAAGGGTTTGGCGAGGACGTCTTCGGTGCGCCGAGTGAAGCCCTTGAGTACGACGCAACAGCCCAACTGGCTACGGACGTATCCGGTGGCGTTGGTAGTCTCTTGCCCTTCGCTGCTCCGGCGCGGATCGCCAAGGCTGTTGGGGTAGCCAAGGACCTGCAGGGTGCGCAGCGCGCGGAGGCTATCGCCAAGGCAGCGCGGCCTTATGAGTACGGTCTCGGCATCGGCCAAGGCGGTCAGCAGGGGTCGGAAGACATCCGGGCGTACGAGGCCCGCAGCGGCGAGAAGGTAGGGGATGCTACCCGGTTCGCGGCGCTGCTCCTCAACGCTGGTCTTGGTGCTACCGAAGTAGGCGTTGCCAACCGCATCTTTGAAGGCATTCCGGTCGCCAAGCGCGGTGCCGCACTTGAGGCTGTCACCAACACCATTCGGCGCGGGACGGCGGGTAAGGTCGATCCCACCGAGATCGGGCAGGCTGTTGCCCGTACCCTCACCAACATCGAAAAGACCGCGCCGGGTCGGATCGGCATGCGTGGGGCGGAAGAAGCCCTACAGGAAAGCGGGGTCCAGCTTGGCTCCAACCTGATTGCTCGTGGTCTGTATGACGAGGAGCGCGATCCGTTTGAAGGCGTTGGCCGCGCTGCACTGGTTGGTGGTATCGTCGGTGGCGGGGTCCGTAGCACCACCGAAATCGCCAGCGTGCTGGGTGAGCGTGCTGCTGCCAACCGCCAGAAGGCGGTCGAGATGTCGGCGCAGCGCCCGGTGGCCTCGTTCGAACTGGCGATCCCGAACCGTGAAGACCCGACGCAGGTTGGGCGCGAACGTGTGGACGTCATCGGTGTGCCCGACGCGGAAGGGCTTGTCCCCATTCGCCGTGCCGATGGCACCCTGACCCGCATGACGGTCGATGATCTGAACCGCATGCGTGTGCCGACCGAAGGTGTTGGTGCGGTCCCGATCCCCGAGACCTTCTCCAAGGCTGCAGTCAACGAGCGCCTTACGCTGGCTCTGGGTGAAAACGCCGACATTGACGAAGGGCTGTCCACCTACATTCGCAACGTCAATACGCGCCTCACCAACGCGATGGCGACGACCAACACGGATGAGGTCGAAGGCTTTCTCAAGAAGGAGCAAGGCAAGCTCAAGCGGGCCAAGCTGCCCGAAGAGACCAAGATCGCCCGCATGCTGGTGCTGGACGAGGCCCAGAAGGTCAACAACGAGTACCTTGAGTTTCTGACCGCGCCCCCGCAGGTCGAGACCGCAGCCCCCGCTGCGCAGCCCGACATCGCGCAGGAGATCGCAGAGCAGGCACAGTCGCAGCAGGCCGAGCGTGCGAAGCGCGCCGAAATCCTGCAGCAGACACTCGACGCCCCGGTGGTCGATAAGTTCACCGTGTTCGACGATCTGATGTCGATGCACGGCTTCTCGCCCAACGTCGAAGAGACCACCATCCTGCGCGACTACATGCGCGACCAGTCCGACCGGGAGACTGCAGCAGGACAGGCGAAGGACGCTGCACGGCGCGACATCCAGATCGACCGCATGAACATCGTGGAGCGCGTCCTGTACGACGACCGCATCCCGATGGATGCCAAGATTGACCGCATCAACACCAAGCTGCGGAAGAAGAAGTTCAAGCCGATCAACGCTCGTGAACTGGGCACCGTCTACGGCTATGAGACTGCCGAGGCAGTGTTCGGGTCGGAAGGTGAGTACCAGAAGCGTCTCGACGCCGAGCAGGCGCAGGCCGATGCCGAGCAGGCCAAGTTGGACGCCGAGCAGGCCAAGATCGCCAAGAAGCGCGACATCGCCTTCACACGGATTGTTAAGAACCCGGCGGTCAAGGACAAGTACCGGGCGTTCATCGGTCTGGCCGACAAGAATGGTTGGGACGGTCCCAACGAGCAGGAGATGGCGGTCCTGCGCGGCGATGCCGCCGAAATCGAGAGCCTGATCCCGACGCCGGAAGACAAGCTGGCACAGCGTGAAGGGCGCGCACAGCCCGTTGTCGAGGAGGAAGACCTTAGCTTCTTCTCGCAGCCCGACGAGGACATCACCGAGGAGGACCTTAGCTTCTTCTCACAGCCCGAACCGGAAGAAGTGCCCGAAAACCCGATGGCGGACATCCCGGTGCCGGAGATGCCTGCGCCGGAAGCGCCTGTTGCCGAAGCTCCCGTTGCCGAAGCACCGGTACCAGAAGAAGTTGCACCTGCTGACGTACCCGTAGAAGCCGAAGGCAGCCCGGTCGAAGTGGCAGAGCCGGTACAGCCCGCGCCGCCCCCGCCGAGCGCGACTGATGCGCAGCGTGCCGATGCCGAAGCACTGGCCCAGACGGTGCCGTTGGGTGAGGTGGTGTTCCAAGAGGGCAATACCGGCCTGATCCGCACCAACAACCCCAATAACGGCAAGGTGATGTACCTTCCCTTCCGGGGCGGCGTGCTGGGCAACACCGACATCACTTCCTACAAGGGGCGGCTCTTGTCGCCGGGGGCGAAGGCGCTCCTCACCAGTGAGCGGGACCGGTTGGAGCAGGAAGCCCAAGACCGGCATGCGTCCGAGCCGTTCGTCCAGTACGATGCAGAGGGCATTGCCTTCTCACCCGACATTGATCCGAGGATGCAGGGCATTCTGCGCGGCTGGAAGAAGCTGATCCTACCCGACACGAAGCTGTACTTCTCGACCGTCGAAAACGCCAAAGAGAATACCCGTAACTTTACCGGCGAACATCGCCGGATCGGGATGGCAGCGACGCAGCCGGACATCAGCGGTATCACGCAGCCGATTGGCCCCGGTGAGCATTACGTGCTGTTCCAATCGGGACCGAACGTGTCCAAGACACTCGAAGTCATCGCGCACGAGATGGGGCACATCCACGAGGTTGAAGCCTTCCGGCAAGCTACGCCCGAAGAGCGCAAGGCCATACTGGCAGAATATGAGAAGTGGCTCCTGAGCCAGCGGGGCAAAAAGGCCCGTGACCTCGTGCTGTCTCTCCGCAGCCGCATCGCGGGTCGGAACGTCAAGGGCGCTCTCGACACCCCGGTGGAGCGTGTGCCCGCCTATTGGACCTCATTCAGCGAGTGGTATGCCGACCAGACTGCCCGTTGGGCCGTGTCTGATGCGAAGCCGTTGACGGTCGTTGACAAGTTCTTCTCGCGCCTCGCCCGTGCACTGCACAGCTTCTACAAGGCTGTCCGCGCCCAGCGGTACCTGCCGACCGAGACCTTCAAGAAGTTCATCGAGAAGACCACCACGGACCTCGACCTCACCCCGTTCGAGGTGCAGGAGCAGCAGGAAGAACTGACCTACGAGGACGTCCTCGACGAGATCGAAGGTGCGTTCGCTGCCTACCCCGAAGAAGGCAAGCCGCAGGAGATCGACGAGAGGGCGTACCGGCTGCTCAAGCAGGCGGCAGAGAACAAGCGCGCTTCACCCGAAGACCTGCTGGCGAAGCTGGAGGAGTACAAGGACAAGTTCGCTGCCGAGTACGGGTTCCAGCCCGCCAAGGGCGAAGTCGCTACCGAAGAGCAGCCGATGCAGGCTGCTCGTAATCGGATCGACGCACCGAGCCTCAACCCGGATGAAGATGTGCGCCCAGTGGAGGAAGCCCTGCAGGCGACCCCCGGCACCATCGAGAACCTGTTCCCGGCTAACCTGTCGCGCCCCCGTGTCGAGAGCATCGGCTTCGCCGCCAACACGAAGGAAAAGCTGAAGAAGCTCTACGACAAGCTCGGTCGTGGGATCGACGACAAGTATCGGGACGCGACAAACTACTCCAAGGCGCTGGCGGCATCCTACGGGGTGACCAAGCTGCCCGACGATATGAACGTAGCGCGGAAGTTCGAACTGCTGGAGAGCCGCAAAATCGGCAACCAGATGCGGTTGGAGCATACCTACCTCGCCCCGCTGCGCGACCTGATCGACAAGCTGAACCTCGATCCGCAGGACATCGGCATGTACCTTTGGGCGCGCAGCGCCAAGGGTCGCAACGCCCTAGTCCGTAAGACTTCCGAGGATGTGTTCGACGGTTCCGGTATGACGGACGCCGAGGCTCAAGCTGTTCTCGACCACTATGCCGTCAGCGGGCTTACTCCTAAGCTGCAACAGGTAGCGAAGCTGCACGACAAGCTCGTAGACTACATGCTCAACGAGAAGGTCCGGGCTGGATTGCTGTCGAAGTCGCAGCGCGATGCCCTGCGGAAAGAGCAGCCGTTCTACACCCCGCTCAAGGGGTACGCGCTCGAAGGCGATATGCAGGTGGACGGTGACCCGGATGTCCACTCCGAGAGCGTCCGTGCCGAGGCTCGGAAGAACCGCAAGGGCGTCAAGATACAGGAGTACATCAAGGCTCGTGGGCGTGAGAGCGTCCCGTTCAACCCGCTGTTCAACCTGATGACGGATGCCCAGTTCGCCATTGCCCGGATCGAACGCAACAAGGTGGGTCGTACCTTCCTCGATAACGTGCTGGGTGATCCCGTCTCGCACAAGGATATTGTGAAGGTCTACTCGACCGTAAAGCACCCAGCCACTACGCTGCTATCCACGAATGCGCTGACGGCGATGAACGAGCGCGCCCGCAACGGCGAACTGTTCGTCGTTAAGAAGAATGGGGAGACCTACTTCCTCGACTTCACCCGCACCCCGGCTGGGGTGGCGATGGAGCGCGCTTTTGCCAATATGACGCCGCCGCAACTCCATGCGTTCTTCCAAGGCATCCAGTCGATCAGCAACACCATCAAGTCGTTCAAGACCCGCTACAACCCGGTCTACCTCGGCACCGCTGCGTGGATGCGCGACTTTTCCGAAGCGATCATTACCAATTACGCCGCCAAGGGTATGAAGGGCGGTCCCGGCGAGGGTAAGGCGATTGCCGCCAAGAGTGCACGGTACATTGCTTCGCTCGAAGGTATGGACGTCATTGCTCGGTACCTTGGGGGTACCAAGGAGGCGCGGGCCATCCTCAAGACCGTTACCGCGCCGATGCTGGCGCACCGCTTGCGGGGTAAGGGGCCGGATACTGCGGAAGGAGAACATCTCACGCTGCTCTTCGATCAGTTCCTCGAAGACGGGGGCGCTGTCGGCCACTCCAACATCATGGACGCCGAGACGATGGCCGAAGATACCGTGCGCGACATCAAGCGGTATGCAGAGGCCAAGAAGGGTAACCCGGTTGCGGCAGCGATGGTTGGTGGTCGTGCCCTACTCGATGCAATGGACACCGCTTCCCAAGTCATCGACTTGCAGGCGCGCTTCGCTACCTACCGTGCTGCTATCGAAGCAGGGGTTAGCCGGGATGATGCCGCGTCGCTGGCGCTGGATAGCTCGCTCAACCTCACCCGGCGCGGCGAATGGGCACCGTTCCTCGACATGTGGTTCTTCTTCCTTAGCCCGTCGAAGGAGGGTGCGCGCAAGCTGATTAACCAAGGCCGGTATGGTACGCTTGCCCGTAAGCTGTTCACCAAGACCGTTGTGATGGGTGGGCTGCTCTACCTGTTCAATCGCTTCGTCATGGGTGGTGACGATGACGAGGATGGTCGTCCGAACATCTTGGACGTCAACAACGCAACTGCCCAGTCACGGATCGTCTTGCGCTACGGCGGGAAGACCAACGACTACGTGACTATCCCGGTGGCGTTCAGCATGGCCTACTTCAACTATGTCGGCGGGCAGATCACCGCTGCCTCTATCGGGGACATCAGTGCGACCGAAGCGGGCACCAACATCATGAGCGCCTTCATCAACATGGCTTCTCCGATCAAGGCCGATAGCGGCGAGGGTGCGCCTACCACACTAGCAGAACTGGCCCCCGACCCCATCCAACCGTTCGCGGACCTTATCGCCAACCGTAACTTCTTCGGCTCCCCGATCTACACCAAGCAGGGTTATCAGACGACCCCCCGGTCGGAACTGGGGCGCGAGGACACCGGGGCGGGCTGGAAGATGATTGCGCGGGGGTTGAACGCAGCGCGGGGCGGCACCTCCTCTACTTCGGGCTGGCTCGATCTGCAGCCGGAGCAGTACCGATACATCACCGAGCAGTACCTTGGCGGTCTTTATGGGGTGGGCCGCGATGCGGTGAACCTCGCAACTACCGAAGGCCGTGAGGGGCAGACCCTCACCCAGCGCCTGCCGTTCGTGAAGTCGTTCGTGGGTAAGGGCGGCGAGTTCGCCCCGATGAACCAGTACTACAAGAACACCAACAAGAGCTTCGGTCTCACCAGCAAGCCCGACATGGACGAGTTGTACGCCATCTATAACGACGAGGATTTCGACGAGGCGACTTGGGCCGAACTGGAGGAGAAATACCCCCTGCAGACCGACGAGCGCATCATCGACGCCTACAACGTTGCATCGAGCGAACTCAAGGCACTGCGGCGGGATTATCAGGACGGTCTCTACGAGAGCAGGGAGGAGTACTACGCCGACACCAACGAGGTGTACAAGGCGTTCAACCGCCTCTTCAACGAGGTCAAGAAGGAGCGCAGGGAGGGCGAATAAAAAACGGCCCCCGGTGGTGCAGACCGAGGGCCGTTTGGTTCTATGACCAAGGAAGGAGCAAACTTCCAAGCCTGTTCATACTCGTTCGCGCCAAATACGTAAACCCCTAATCCCGTCCTGCAGCACCACCTTCGTCAATATCTTGATACGGAGGCGCTTGGTGACCCCAACCACTTGTGCTTTGGCGCGCACGGGGTCGAGGCACGGGATGAAGATCGACGTACCGGGACGGAAGTTCCGCCAGTTGACCTCGTACTTAACTCCCTCCACCAGCATCGGCTTCGTCCGCACTCGGTGCCGCTTCGTCGGTCACACCCACGATCTCGCCCATGTCGAGGAACCCACCAGCCGAAGTGTCGAACACGAGGCAGTAGACACCGGGGGTGACCACCTTCATGCCCTTCGACAGCCGCTTCACGACCGTGCCGAGGAACACGCCGTTCTTCTTCAATGCTTCCAGCGTCTCTTTGTAGTTCACCTGCGTCGAGGCGCAGTCCTGCTTGAACGGCTTCGCGGCGATGAACAGTTTCTTGGTGTCCGGCTCGTAGCGGATCAGCAGTTCGCCCTTCGGCTCCATCTTCGGCAGCAGTGCCATGTTGGTCCGCAGGTCCGCGTTGTCGTCCACCACGAGGACGTTCTGCATGTGCCGGTTCAGGTAGTCACCGATGATGCTGGCGGTGTCGGTAACCGGGGGCTTCACATCTTCGCGCAGCGCGAGGATCAGCTTGGTCGCCCACTCGTAGATGCGCTGCATGTCCCAGTTCATGATCTTGAGGTACTTGGTCGCGATCAGTCCGCCCGTGATGTTGGACGCCACCAGTGCCGACCAGAAGCGTTCGCGCTGGGTCAGCTTGAGTTCGCGGTCGATCTTGGCTTGGATCGAGCGGGCGGTGGCCTCTGCCTCTTCTTTGTTACGTACAAGCCAGTCAGCATAGATCGCCCCGGCATGGCCGTAGTTTTCCATCAACTGGTGGTCGAACATGCTCTTCGCCACGTTGACGTCGAGGACATCCGTGTAGTCGATCTTGTACTCGACCATGCGCATCATCTCGCCATCGGGGGTGGTCTTCGGCCCGGTCAGCTTCTCGTAGAACGAGGCGTTCGACGACATGAGGGAGATGGTCTGCCACTTGGTGTTGTTGGCCCGCAGCCTGTTGCCGCTGGCCTCCATGCGGTCCTTCCCCTTGCCGTTCGACATGGCGTAGATCAGGTCCGAGAAAGCGATGCCCGACATGTTGGTGATCTCGTCCACGCAGTAGGGCAGGTTGTTGTGGATGCCCAGCTTGAGGATACGAGCGTTGTCGGTGTCCTTCTGTGTCGAGCAAAGGTCGCGGGGGTGGCCCCAGACCGAGTTGCACATGTGCAGGATGGTGGTCTTGCCGGTACCCGAGTGGGGGTGGATCACGTTGATCGCGGCACCCGACTGGCCGGTGAACTTGAGCAGGGGTGCACCGAAGGCGGTCAGCGCAGCAAACGCATGGGCTTCCAACCCCGGTGTGCCGTAGAGGTTGAAGACCTCCTGCCATTTCTTGTAGTCGCCCACCGCGCCCATGTGTTCCGCGATGGCTTCGGTGACCGACGAGGGCGGGCTGTAGAACACGCCATCTGCCGTGATCTCCCTATCCCCGATGATGAACTTGCTGTCGTTGTCCGCCCAGCCAAATTGGGTCCGCATGAGTTCCGCCTTTCCTTCTTCCTGTAATACGTTCGTTGCTGCGATGATGTACTCGTGAATGAGGTCGTACTGCTTGAGGCTGCACAGGACGTCTTCGCCCGACAACGCCTTCCGCAGTTCGCCCTTGTCGCTTAGTTTGGTCTGGGGGATGGTGAACTCCCGGATGCCATCGTTCGGGGTGTGCAGCCGCATGACCACCACGCCCTTCTCGACCGGATCACGCATGCGCTTCACCACGTAGAGGTGCCGAGGGTACACAAACAGCGGTGCTGCTTCCTCGTCCTCGTCGCCGCCCTTCTTGATCGGCTTGCGCCAGATGCCGCCCTTCTCGCCCCAGTAGAAGGGATGCGGGTACGGTGGTATCTCCACCACCTCGATCTCGCCGGTCTCCTCGTTGACGAACTGCGCCTTGGCGTACTCGTCCTCGTTCGCTGCCTTGACCTCCATGCCCAGCACGATGGGGTTCTTGATCTTCCCGAAGTGCGGGCATGACGCACACAGGCCGGGGTTGTTGCGGTCGAAGGTCGCGCAGTTGTGCGGTCCCTCGATGTGAGCGATCTTCTGGACCGTCTTGTTCGGGTCGTAGTCGGGGTGCCCCTCCGACAGCTTGTGGATCGCCTTGTCCCTATCGGAGCAGAACTTGGCCACCGAGAGCGCGTCGAACCAACGACTTTCCGATAGACTGTCCCGGTTCTGGTAGCAGTCGAGAAGCTGCGCGCACCCGTCACCCTTGGCCGACCGCCGCATGATCTTGGCGAAGGACTTGCTCATGCTGTCCTGCATCAGCCTGCCCAGCGCGGTGATGCGCCCACTCGGTGCGAACGGGATGGCGGCAGGTTGGGCCTTCACCCCGAGGATGCCGACCAGAGTGGAAAAGTCTGTGGGCTTTCCTACAGCTACTACCGATACTTGCGTAGGAGGAGTGTCTTTGAAGTTGAGTGTACCGGGAATGCGCAGGATGCGCGCCGTTTCGAAGACCACCGGGTCCACGTAGAGGTCGTGCGTCATGCACAGGTCGCGCAACCTTGCTGCCACCGGCTCCCACTGTTCCGGCGTGACATCGCCCGTCAACGGCCAGTACACATGCAGCCCGCGCCCCGAGTTGACGATGGTCGGTCTCGGCAGGCCGATGTGGGTGCAGAACGTCTTGAGCGCGGTTAGGCCCGTAGCTTGGTCGATGTAGCCGCCCGGTCGCCCGGTCTTCTCGTTCACCGCTGCTTTGGTCGGGCCGCAGTCAATATCTAGCCAGAACGCCTTGAGCGCCAGCACGTTGCTCTTCTTCCGGCTGCTGTCGTCCTTGTACTTGGCGACACCGAAAAACACGTTCCACCCGCCCTGCACCAGACGGGAGGAGAGAGCGTCAAGTTCTGCGCGGGTCTCCACGAGATGTTGTTGACGCTGAACATTTGCACCGGCCCCTTTGATACCGACCACTGCATACCACCCACCGGCTGGCTGCACTGTATCTAAGAGGTCAAAATTGGTCATAGCCCCCAATGGCAGGGCGTTACCCCCGCTTCCTTTGTTCTTGGTTGTGCGACCTCGCCTTAGCTAAGGGACGCGATGTAGCGTTCGATCCTACCGGTCAGGTTAGGACTGGGGTTCGATGTCCCCCGGAACCAGTTGTAGACCGTCTGCCGCGACACACCCATCTGACCCGCAACCACGGAGGCGGGGACATCATGCTTGATGCACACCCGCCCCAACTGGACACCCAGCAGCTTGCCGGATGCCCTGCGGTTGAGATCACGAAGGCGAAGGCTGTAGCCTTGGCTCACCAGTTTACCCCTCGTCGTCGCTGCCCCACTCGTCGATGATCGACGCGAGGTTACCCTTGGCTTCCACGGTGGCTTCCGGCTTTGCCTTGGCCGGGCGCACGGTCGGCTGGTCGATCTCTTCGAACTCGGCTTCCTCGATCTTGGCCGGGGCCTCTTCCTCGTCGTCCGGCTCGTCCGAACGGCTAACAGTGTTAGCGGCGGGGGCTTCGGCCTTGGGCTTCGCGGTCACACCGTCTGCTTGCGCAACGGTAAGCTGCACGTACTTCTTGGTGTCCGGGTCGTTCTGTGCCGCGACAACCAGTTCGTACTCGGCATCGTCGATCCCGCGCAGCGGGGTGAACAGCAGTTCCATGCTGTCGGCGTTGAGGTCGTAGCTGATGTTGGTGACCACCGTGTCCGGGCTTTCGCCGTTGGCCAGCAGGTACTTCACATAGCTTTCGAACGGATGGACGTTGCCGGTGCCCTTGCCGAACAGGCTCTTGGCGGGCACGTTGAACTGGTAGACCTCGCCGGTCGGGTCACCCTCGACCAGCACGGCAATGCGGCGCTGGAAGCGGCATGCACGGCCACCGTTGGCCCCGGACCCCTTGATGTTCTGCTTGCAGTCGGCGCAGTTCTTGGCCTGCGCGTTCGGCACATTGGCCTCCGGCTTGTCGCCAAGGTTCGACCAGCAGTCGGGCAGGGTCGGCTTCGCGTTGGGATCGTAGGCACCAGCGTAGAAGGTGCGGCTGACCTTGGGCAGTGCATCGACGATGATGACGTTCAGTTCACCGCGCACGGCGTTGCCGATCTGCTCACCGTTGACGATCCGCTTGAAGGTGCCGTTGGTGTTGGTGGCGATGCGGCGCATGGTCGTGGCCGAAGCCAGCGACTGCCCCAGCGCCGTTGCACCGCGCCGCGTAGCGGTAGAGACCGCATTGCTCTGTTTGAAGATGGTAAGATTGCTCATTATCGTGGTCCTTACTTGCCGGTTGGTTTGCGAACGGTGACCGCATACTTGCGATCACACTGGAGGCCCGCCGGGAACGCCTCGGGGTTCTCCTCCAAAAACTGCTTCATGTTCCCATTGTGGATGCGCTGCTCCAGAAGGAAGGGCGCATCGTTCTCTCGAATGAACTTGTAGAGCGTATCCCAGTCGGTCGTCCAGTACCGCTGCGTTACCCTACGGGTGATGGTGCCGTGCTTCGTCTTGATGCTGTCGGCGCTGTTGCGGTTGCAGGCTTCGAGCAGGGCGTTACCCACTGCGTCAAGCTGCTCCTTCAACGTGCCGACCTCGGCTTTGAATGCCTCCTCGCGGGTCTCGATGGTCTCGCGGATGCGCCGGTAGACGCGCACGAGTTCATCGACGGGGAGTTCTACGGGTGCTGTACTCATGTTTGCTCCTTTCGGTATCCTGACACTAACTTAACATTTTACAGTGTCAAGTACCAGAAGCAATTATCTGTCGGTAGAGGTCGATAATTTTTTCGTGGTTGGTGATGTTCGACTGGAGCATATGGTAGAGCTTTGCCTCTACGTCGCTACCCCGAATGTGGATGATCGACATCGCGTTCTTCTGCCCCGGTCGGTTGATCCGGGCGTTCGCCTGTAGGTAGGTCTCCACGCTCGTCACCGGGGCGTACCAGATGATTGTGTCTGCTGCCGTAAGGGTAAGGCCATGCGATGCCGCTTGCGGCTGGATCAGCAGCACGTGCGGGTCTTTCTTGGTCTGGAACTCGGTGACAATCTCACCGCGCCGATGCACCGGTACCTTGCCGTTGATGACGTCGCACGAGATGCCCTCCTTCTCCAGCTTGGCGCGCAGTAGTTCGATGGTGTGGGTGAAGGGCACGAACACCAGCACCTTGTTGCTGGCCTCCTCGATGACCTCCAGCACCACGTTGAGCCGGTTGCTGACGTCGAACTCGATGACCGCGCCATCGTCCGAATAGACCGCACCCCCGCTGATCTGGAGCAGCTTGTTCAGCTTCGTCGCTGCGTTGACCGCGCTGACCTCTTCGCCACCGGCCTCGAACAGCATCTCGCTCTTGAGCATACGGTAGTAGGCCATCTGCTGCTTGGTCAGCGGCGCTTCGCGCTCGGAGTGCGTGACCTCGGGTAGATCGAGGCAGTCCTTCTTCTCGAACCGGATCGCCGGTTGCAGCACCTTGTGGACGGTCTGCTCGGCGTTCGGGCGCGGTGCCCATTTGAACTGGGTCACCTTGAACATCACGCTGTCGCGGAAGTGGGTGAAGTACTTCGGGCAGTTGGGGTTGACCAGCTTCGCCAGACCGAACGCGTCCACCGGGCTTTGTGCTGCTGGCGTACCAGTAAGCATCCATAGGCGCGGGTCGGTAGCCTGCACGATGCGGTTCAGCACCTTCCAGCGGTTGGTGGTGGGGTTCTTGTAGGCGTTGGCCTCGTCCACCACGATCAGGTCGAAGCCCCCGTTGATGATCTCGTCCTCGACCACGGCCAGCCCGTCGAAGTTGATCGCGACGAACTCGGAGCCTGCGGCGATGATCTTGGCCCGCTGCTTGGCGGTCCCGTGTGCCACGCTGCACGAGCGGTGCATGGCGAACTTGAACAGGTCCTGCCGCCACGCGCTGTCCATAATAGACAAGGGGCAAAGGATCAGGACGCGCTTCACTTCGCCGCGCTTCATCAGGTAGTCCGCTGCCCAGATCACACTGGCGGTCTTGCCGGTGCCCTGCTCGTTGAAGCAGAACGCCCGGTCGTGCAGCGTGAGGAAGGAGGCGGTGGTCTTCTGGTGTTCGAACGGCGTGAGCCGCCCGGTCCACTGGTAGTCGCGCAGGATGGGTGAGGGCACGTTGGGTGCCTTCATCGCCGCCAGCATCCGGGCTTCCTTCATCCCCCAGTGGATCGCCACCTTGGAGATGCCCTCGTGTGTCTCCAGCACCCGCGACTTCTTGATCTGGCTGGTGATCGGGTTGGGGTTGGGTGTCCTGACGAGTAGCACCTTATCGTCAATGATCTGCATCACTTCTTCCTTTTGCGTTCCCGGCTGCTCAACTCGGAAACGAGGTTCCTCTTGCTATCCCGCTTGAACGAGCGGTTGGCCGATGCGCTCTCGACGCGCAGCCCGTCCTTGATCGAGCCGCCCTTGTCGATGGCCTTCACATGGGCAACGTCCTTGCCATCCCCCTTACGGACCTTCCCGGCCTTCATCAGCTTGGCACGGGCAGCGTTGCGCTGCGCCCGCTTCTTGATCTGATCGGGCCTGCCTTGGTAGGTCTCGTACTCCCGCTTGTAGTTGCGGTCCTTGGGGTCTTTGTATGGCACTACTTCCTCCTCGGCCTGTGGTGTTCACATTGTACCACAGGGCACCAGCCACACAAAGGGCCGGACTTGGCGTTGAATACCCCCGCCTGCATGGCGTCCTCTAGCTGCCCCAACTGGCGGTCGAAGACGCCCATGTACTGCGACAACTCGGTCCGCACGTGCGTCTTCTTCAAGAACTCGTTGCTGACCACATAGGCCAGCCCCGACTTGACCCGCAGGACTTCGGGGAAGTGCACGAACACCGCCCCGGCCATCAGGTCTAGCTGCTTCATGTCGGCGTACTTGGCGTTCTTCCCGGTCTTGTAGTCGATCATGTGGGCGTTCCACCCATCGGTAATCAGCAGATCGACGATGCCCCGGTACCAGACATCCTTGTCGAAGAAGTCGCATGGCTCGAAGCCATCCTCCGTCTTACGGACACCCAGCTTCAACTCGGTGTGCTTGGTGCCGGGGAACTTGGCCAGCGTCTCCACGACAGGCCGCATGATGGCGTACTTGTCGGGGATCGGGGTACCGTGCTTGATGTAATGCTCTGCCGCCTCGTGCGCATCGTTGCCGTAGATCGACGCCTCGTTCCCCTCGTCCTTGACGTCCTTTGCCACCTTGAGGTGGAAGTACTTCTTCGGACACTGGTCGAAGGTCTTGATGCTAGAGTAGGACCAAGCGGTCATCGCACGGTGCCTTCCAGTCGGTCGGCCACCAGCTTGGCGTAGCCCGCGATGTCGATCCAGCTATCAGCGTAGTCGGGATCACCGTTGATGATGCGCCCGATCTTGTGGAAGATCATGTCGAGGGCTTCCTGCTGGTCTGGCTCAAGGGTCTTCCCGCG